CTTTCGATTGCAGTAATGCATGAAATCCCAAAGCTCCAATACCGATTGCTCTTTCACGATAAGCACTGAACTTTGCTCTTATAACTTCATCAGGTGCATCTTTGATGAATATATCCAAAGCATTATCAAGCATCTCAGCAACATCTCTGTACACTTGATAATCATCTTTCCATTCATCCCAATACTCAAGATTAAGAGACGCTAAACAACAAACAGCTGTTCTTTCTTTATCTGTTGGTAAAGTTATTTCTGTACATATATTTGATTGAGTTACCGACAAATTTAACTTCTTTTGAAACTCAGGTAATTGTCGATTACTTTCATCAATGAAATGCAAATAAGGTTCTCCTGTCCTCATTCGTGTTTCAAGTATACTTTCCCATAACTGTTTTGCCGAAACAACCTCTTTGACAAGACCTGTATGTGGGTCAATCAAATTCCAAGCATCATCACAATTTTCATCTTTCATACAATCTTCAATCAACTGCATAAAGTTATCAGTGATGTTCACACCATGATGAAGCTCTTGACAACGCTGATTGGCATCACCTGTAGGTTTACGCATATCGATGAATTGCTTAATGTTTGGATGACTGATACCCAAATACGCTGCGAAAGATCCTCTGCGTGTGTTTCCACACACAAGCGTATGTCCATTTGATCTTACAACCAAACCACCTTTAGGAACAACTGCACAATAAACCTTACCAATATAGTCAACAATTTCTAAGTTCAAGTTTTCCAACCCAAAATTATCTTTTTCAGATAAGTAACAAGTATACATTATTTTTCTTGTTTCATCTCTTTCTGTTGCTGTAAGTCTTGATTTATAGCCTGCAATACTGGCTACAGCTTGGACAACATCCGCTGCAGATAAGTTTGTGGAAGAGTATACAAATCTTTTTCTACCAGCCTTTGTTAACGGTTTAATATAACTATCCCATTTAGAAATTTCTTCAAGAAACTGTAATGCCCACTTAGAAGACTTGGAAGAAATTTCCACCCAATCTAAACCCTTACTAATAGGTACATATTTTATATAGAATCTTGTGGACCCGTCTGCAGAGTTATATTTTGTATACTCAATCTCCAATTTGTCTAAAATTTCAATTAAGTGTTGCACCTTTCTTTCTTTGAAGAAATGAAACTCACAAGCTACTTTATTTTTTCTATCTTTATCATACAGGTAACTTCCATCTGCTTGAAAGGCGATTAATAACCTTTCTTCATATGAAATTGTCTCTTCACCCTTGAGTGTACTTATTGAATTGATAAATGAAACATCACGATGTATAGGTAAGTCTTTTGCAAGTTTTATTTCAAAGTTTTTATCAAGTTTACCTCTTCTTTTAAAGAACATTCTGTGATTTTCTGTTACTGCAATATCTATATTTTTAGAATCATAAAATCGCATTAAATATCCATCACTGTCTTGCTCCACCCATTCAATAGGCTTCACGAAATCTGAAGAACCGTCTTCGCCAACTTGTAATACTTTTAAATCATTTTTTGCGGCTACGTCAAAAGGTAAAAACCCCGCTTCGGTTAACACATCTACTGAGGGATGATAACACTTCCCCTGACGGTAAGCCAATGAAATTGCCTCATATGTCTTCAAGTGTGGCATCACTCCCACCGATTTGTCGTCCTCCGAACGTATACCGATGCCCAAGCCTACACCTCCACCCGACACACTCAGCCAGCAAATTTCAGCTAAAGTGTTGATCAATCCGCTGGCACTGTCATCAATGTATGACAAGTAGCACGAGATTGGTAAACCTTTCTTCGATGTACCGTAAGAGAGTATCGGTGTGGATGCACTCAGTATTTGCCTACTCAATAAGTTGTACAGCCTGTCCGCATGTGCCTGATTACTCGCAAAAGCTGAAGCCACAAAAGCAAACCTGTCTTGAGGAGATTTTTCAGATTCCAACATATAAGAATCCTTAAGCCTCCTCAAACCCATCTCATCAAACAAATTATCTTTTGAATAATCTTTTTCTATTTCATATTTATTCATCTTTTTCCTATTTAAACTACGTCAAAACTATCTTCCAATGGTTCTTCAATCATACGACCTTGTTCATGTTGATAAAACAAACCTCTCACAGGTCCGGTCTGACCTGTTGTTCTTGCCTTAAGAACTGACATCTTAACAGTATTTCTATCTTTTTCTGAGGATGCCGCCATGTTTCTTGCAAATGCAATTACATCATAACTGATTTGTTTAATCGAACCTGAACCTTTGATATCATCAAGACTCGGCATTTTACCTTCTTCGAAAGATTTACCTCCGGTTGCGGCTTTTCTCAAATGTGAAACCAAGCCTATCCAGACAGGATGCTTCTGAACTATTCTTGAAAGTTCGTTCATCATCTTATCTTGAGCTTCATTACCCGTAAGATCGGCAACACCTTCAGACACAAGAATTGTTATGTGATCGATAAAAATATATTTACAACCAACAAGACTCATATATTCTATTTTATCAAGTATTGTACCGTCAGCAAAGTTACCTTCATGATTCAACAACACAACTCTGTTTTCTCCAAATACACTGTCGAAACCCACTCTCAATTCTTCAAGAGGAATTTCTTCATGTGCAGCATTCTTTGATATTGCCATACCTGCAAGTTTAGCACCTGTTTCTGCAGGTGTTTCTTCCAAAGATATAATACCAATTTTATCATTTGTAACTATTAAATCATTGAGCATAATCTCACGCATAAGAGTACTTTTGCCTGAACCTGTACCCGATATGAATAAAACTATTTCATTTAATCTTTGCCCTTTAAGTTTTTTATTTACACTTGCCATACAATCCGGATAAGGGACTGCAGGTATTTTATCTCTTTTCTCAATGGCTTCCCATATTTCATCAACTGAAATAATTCCTGAAGGCACATAAGCTGAAGCATCCCAAATACATTGAAATAACTTATTACCACTATGTTTTAGAAACACTTCATTTGGATCTTTTTCAGGAAGTTTCGCAATTCTTGCTTTATCAATACCGATAATCTTTATTGCTTCTTCAGTCGCCTTTTGACCTGCGGCATCACTATCAAAACATAAAATAACATCTTTAAATGTCCTGATCCAATCTCTTTTTTCAATCAAAGATTTTGTCATTGAAGCTGAAGATAAAGATACTACAGGATATATCTTTTGATATTTATCAAGACTTGCTTGAGCAACTGTCATTGCATCAATCTCACCTTCGGTAATTATAAGTCTTTTACCACCCGGACTAAATTTTTCAATACCGAATAAATTTGAAGATTTGTCAATCCACGAGAATACTTTCGGCAATTTACGAATCTTAAATGCCTTGCCATCATCATAGGGATAGTAGTGTGCATCAATTTCTCCATTTTCACCATAAGATACTCTTACATCAAAGAAATCAGCTACTGTTTTTGTGATGCCTCTTTCTTTAAAACCTCTTATCGGTAGCTCTTTTATTTCTTCAGTTGACATTCTCTTAACATATTCGTGTTTAGTTTCCACGTATACTTCACCCTCCACTTTAGGAAAAAACTTTTGACATGAGAAACAAAAAGATTTGCCGTCATCATATATTTGTCTTGCATCTGATGACCCACAACTCTTATCCGGACAAGGTTGATTTTTTACAACTATTGTTCCCATTATTTCTTATTTCTTAAGGCACTGAAGGTTGTTGAAGCCATGAACATAAGAGATAACCCTACAATCATGTGTTCTTCCGGTGTAACTATTCCTGAAACCAATATCAAATAATTAGCCTTTCCAATCAAATAAAACGATAGAAGTAACAGTATTGATAAAGATAATAATAAAAATCTATTCATTAAATTTTTCCCAAGTTATTGTTTTATTTAAACGGTCTTTATGCCTATCCGTTATACCCTCTTTAACCGACCAAGATATAGCTTCAATACGTGTGTTGTACCAACCTAGTGTGGTAGGTGCTTCCACTAAACATAAAGACCATGTTTCACCATATGAAAGTGCACCTTTGGCTTTATACTCTTCAATACATATAAAGTCAAATTCTTCACTGGGTCTTTCTTTAAACATTTCCAAAAGAAGCTTTGAAGAAGATTTGTATTTTCTCCAATCAGATTCTTTTCCTTTATTCAGTTTACCTGTACCACGATATTGCTTTTTACCGAGATAAAATCTTTTGAGGAAATTATCTCGGATAACATAAATAAACCCCACAGACTCTTTCCCACCCATTTGAGTGGGAAATTGCCAATGACCATTATTAAATTTTTTACTAATCGACGGTACCTGTATCTTCGGTACTGTAATCTTGTTCATCATCTATACAACGCTCCCTCATACACCCATCCCTGAAATAGGGACAATTATCTTCATAACAATCTAGTGTCATCTTAATTTCTCCATCATTGGCCAGTCAACAAAACTGAAATAGTCACCCACATCTCTTTGTAGGTGGATTAGTTTAGCATTTGTGAGTAAGTAATGTACCCAATCTTGATCATAAGCTCCCATGTATTGCTCAATCACTTGATCTTGAAATTCTTCCTCGGTTTCATATGGTTCTAGTATTTTTACCGCTTTAACCTCGCCCACTCGTGGCACTCCAGGTATATTATCGGTTGGGTCTCCTTTGAGTAATTGTTCATAGTAATGTCTCATTGCTTCCGCTTCTGAAACGTCGATCATTATCTCTTTATGCATTAAATAATGTTTTCCGGGTATACATTTTAAATCTTTATCGATTGAACAAATGATATAATCAATGCCAAACATACGGCACTGTTCTGCCCATATTCTTAACATATCATCAGCTTCTCTGTTGTGAGCTTCAATGGCAAGATCTTCCATCACCATCAATTTTCTCAACACAGGAACAAATAAGTTTTGATTATTTACATTCTTTCTTCGATTGGCTTTGTATTCAGAGTAAATCAAATCTCTGAAATTTCCATCACCCTTAACTGCCATGAGATAATCATCACAGTATATTTCATCAAGCATTTTTCTTAAATTGGTCTTCAAGTTTTCCCAAGACTCTTGAAGGTAAGTTTGATTTTCTTTAGTGCTGAAATCTAATGGTTTAACATTACCATCTTCATCCAGTTCTCGATACACAACACCATCTTTTGCCTTATCTTGCCAACGTGTTCTGCAAGCACCGTAAGCAAGTACATCACCGTCGATGAGTGCTATCATGCGGTCAACTCTTTTTGTTTGTGATTTTTAATAATTTCTTTTACTTCTATCTCGCTTTTAGTGATAAGAGCTTTTGAAACTTCTTTATAAGCTTCAGCTGCGCTTTCAAGGCTACGAAAACAACCAATACTTATTGATTTGTAATCTTTTACAATTCTTGCTCTCCAAAGTTTATTTTTTTCAATCCAATGGACACCTTTGATTCCGCTAATATTGTTCTTGGAAATGTTTTGTCTTAAGCCCGCTAAAGAAGAGTTTTGTATATAAAGATTTTCTAACCTATCATCTGTATATATTTTGTTTAAATGCCCTACTACCAAACTCTTTTTTAAATCTCCATGATGCATTTCATAGATAACCCTGCCTATTGCGTAAGAAAAGTCAAATATTGTAATTCTATTTTCTCCACTTTTATGAAAGTGGCCTGTTTCTTTTCCATTTTTATCTTTAAATTTAGAATTTTTTCTATAAAGTTTACCATCTTTATAATCAAAATAATAATTAAACATTGCCTGTCTTGAACCGAATTTATTAACTTCTGAATCAAATCTTTCTCTTCTTGTCATGCTATTCTCCATTGAGTGTTTTAAGTTGTTCTGATATTTTCATATACTTTTCAGTTCTTTCTTTTTTACTATCTATTCTTTCGTCAATAACATCTATTGTCAAACCGTGATCTTCCAATAGTTCTGTTATTGCGTATACATCATTCATTTCCAAGATAAGCTCTTCAAAGTTTGTTGTTTTGTATTCTTCAAACTTATTATCGGTGGTAAATCTTAAACATTTACCGATACACTGTTGAACTTCCGCCAATTCTTCCGCCAAACATATTAACAAATATTCTCTTTTATTCATAATTATCCTCTAATGTATTTCATACCAATTGTCACCAATCTTTGCATCACCATTCATTATATTTACTCCAAATAATTTTGGACCATCTATAAATGCTTGTTTACCAATTTCCGCAGCTCTCTCAGCGTATTCTTCAGGAACCATAAAATCCTCTTCATCGTGCATAAAGATACAGGGGATGTAAGGTATTCCTTCAGCATCAAGTCTTTCCATTGTAAGCATAATTGCTGCGGTACAAGTAACTTTTTCAAGAGATTGTAACAAATACACAAGAAGCTTATGAACAGAATCAACATAAATGCGATTACCTGCAATAGAACGTATATAACCTTCTCCATCTTCGGATGTCCTTTCGTATATCTTTTTCAAATGTTTTAATAAATTTTCAAACCCTGGAACTTCTTTTGTAAAGCCTGTTTTAAGTTTTCTACCCTTATCTTGTTCATAACTGTTGAAAATATAACCCCAAAGCTTACCACCACTTGCTCCAAATAAGAAAGCATATAATACTCTTTTTGCTATCGATCTTGGAACTGTATGATCAACTCTCATCGCTTTTAAAACTTTTGTTAACGCATCTGCATTATATTGATGTATATCACCATTGAGAAGAGTTTCGGTGAATACAGCATCATTCAAATAATAAGCTAATCCTCTAGCTTGATTACCTGAAGAATCGCACCCGACAAGCTTCCAACCCTGTTTACATGTAAATAACTGACGCATTTCTTTTCCCCACTTAGAGTCAACGCTGGGAACGTTGACGATGATGGAGTGACGACTACGCATTGAGGGAGTACCGATACCGAAACAATCCCCGTGTAAATTGCCGTTTTCATCTACATTTTCCAACCATGTTTTCAAAATACTAAATCTTGATTTTGCAGCCATATAGTTTGTATAAATTTTACCATCACCTCCAAGAAACTCAAGACTATCTTCAGTTATTTTCGGTGAAGTTTTTACACGTTCTCTTTGACCCGGAACTACTTTAGTATTATACTCTGTGGGAACCCAACCGTTTCTGAATAGAAAAGTCTTCACATCATCTGTAGAACTTAATTTCAGCGGTTCAATTTCAATTCTACAATATTCCCCAACAATACGTCTCTCTTCACCTTCAAAACCGGAACAAGGATTGATTCCAAACCAATTGCTGGTATGTGCATCATAAAAGCCTTGTTTAGTCCATTTAGGTTTCTTACTCGGAACTTCGCCTTTGACCTTATCTTTGGCAACAACCTTTAAACCCAATCTTGAATTCAGAGACTCAAATGCAAATTCCATTTCAGTTTCTAATGCTTGATAAAGTTCTTTTGCGGCCTTAACATCAAATGGCCAACCGTGATAGTTAGCTTGACTTGACCATTTAGCAGCTGCATGTTCAGCCTTGAGATACATCTTTATTAAAGGATGTTTTTCGGAAAGAATTCTCAATTCTTGAATTAAAATATTATATACTTTGACATTAAGAGAAACGTCTTGTTTACAATATTTTAACATTTCTTCAGAGTATCCTGACCAGTCCTCAAACTCTATTTTAGGATATCTGAGAAATTCACCCCATGTTTTAAGACTATGACCCAGCGTTCCGAATCGTTTGTAATCCAACACTTGAGACATAATGAGTGTATCGTGTATTGTACAACGTTTTGGTATTTTGTAATCAAATAGTTTTTCAAGAACTGGAATATCAAAGTTAATAATATTATGTCCCATCAGAAGATTGGCATTATTGAATTTCTTTTTCCAGCCATACTCGCCTTGTTTCCAATAATCTATATCTCCTGTATTCAAGTCTTCAGTCACAAGTACCCACATATTTTTACAATTATGCAGTAGATTATCTGTTTCAATGTCAAAACAATATCTAGACATTTTTGGTGTTTTTGTCTATGCTGTATATGATTTCTTCTTCAGAAGCACCATTTATACAATATCTGTCAAAAGGGTTTTTATATTCTCTCTTAGCAATCCTTGCCAAATTACCATCCATATCTATCTTGTCAACCACCCATTTATACTCCCAAGAAACCGTTGGGTCTAAGAATTCTTCTCCTCCTATTTTTTCCACCTTAGCAATATTCAATAAAGCTTTTGCCGTAACAACCACCAAATCTCCAACATTCACATCAGGTACATCACATTTATAAGTGTACAAATTTGTTGAACCACTGAATTTTACTTTAACTACTTGCATATTATTCTCCTAAGATCTTATCGATCGCTTCAATTTTAATAGGCTTACCTTCTTTAGTGTACGCCACCAAGAACTTCATATACCACAAGGCTTTTGAAAGCTCCTGCAGTTCTTCATCTTTACCTCCATTACGATCCAAATACTTTCGTATTTGAAGTTCTATAGCACCTTTAAAAGCTTCAGGATTGTCTCTGAATCTCGGAAGGTATTGCATAGCTTCAAGCCATTGCATGTCAGGCATATAGTCCTGATAATGACTTGGGTTTATATGATCTCTGACTAATGGTGGAAGTCCCAATTTTTCTCTGACATATTCAGTACTGTGTACAGGTTGTTTCCAAGTTGCAGCTCTTGCAATACACTCTCTGAACATTATCAAATCATCTTCACTTTTAAGTGTCCATGACAACTCTCCAAGATCGTCATAAACCTTAACATAACAACCTTCAGTGACCATATGTTTTTCAACATTATCATATGCAGTATCAAACATCGTACTATAACACTTTTTATCAGCATCATAACACTCAAACATTATAACCGCCTTGTTTCAAAACTTCATCCGCAATTGCATAAGCGATATGCACTTCAAATTCCACCGCTTCAGGATCAAAAACACCACTATAGGCAACCATCCCTTGAATTATATTGTAAGCAATTTTCATTCGTGTTTCTTTAAGTTTTTCCGAAGTCATTGTTTTTCCTCAACATTTTTGCGAATTAAAAGGCTGTCCCGAAAGACAGCCTCATTTTAAGATTTAGTTAGAAATCTTCACTATATTCGCTTTGCTCAGAAGACACTGTTTCAGTATCTGTCTCTTCAAAGTCATCATCTCTTGCTTGAGGTGTATACACAATATGCTTAGTAAGCTGCATACCCATCAGCACAGATGCTGTTCCTTTCTTTCCTGCATTAGAATATTCATATTGAAACACTCGAATATTTCCAATGGAACCATTTCCTATGGAATCAGGATCGATCGGATTCAATTTACCGTCAACAACACTGACCGGTGAAGAACTATCCCCATCTTCTTTTATAGACTTTTTCCTAAGATTCACTCGATAGTATGGCACACCTTCATCAGGTACAACAGCTTTAACTGGTAGATTCAAGGCTTCCCATTCTTTCTTTTTCTCTTTATCGGTCGTTCTGATTTGAACTTCCCAAGTAGGATTCTCTTTATTAAATTTAGGGTTAGGTCTTTTAGGGTTCAATTTTGCAAAGTAAATTTCTACATTTTTTATAAGTGCCATTTTCAGTCCTTCTTTAAGTATACATTAGGGGTTAATTTAACGGGGTTATCATTAGCTTAAATGCTTACATGTTAACCTCCCAACCTATCCTTAAGATAAATACTAAAGAATGACACTCCATTAGTTATCAGTCTTTCTCATCTTCATTAAACAACTCATCCCACTCTTCCGGGAGTATGCCTGTCAATAAAAATTCTCTATCGTTTGCACTCAAAAGTGGTTCTATTTCTTGCACCAAAATTTCACCTTTCAGATATTTTTCATAACTTTCCATATTTACATCTATAGATATTGTATGCAATTCACCTGACAGATTAGATCTCTTGGTCACCCATACTATTGAAGTTTCAATCATTCTTACTCACCGTTAAAGAAGTAATAATATTTTGCGGATTGGTAAGTATTATACTCAACAGTACATTTGTATTATTTTCATAAATTTCTTGCGGTATAAAGTATGTTGCACCTCCTTCATCACTTGTCATCACAACCAACATAGCATAATCCCATGTTGGTAATATTATTGCTATATCACAAGGGCCTGCTCTTTCAGAAATACTGTGATCAAATAAAACAATATCCTTAAGATCATCGTACTCCTCTTCAACAATAAATACATCACCTCCAAGATATGTCATAAAATCTAAATGACTGATCATTTCAGAAGTCAATTCTGATTTCAACATTCCTGTTTTGTTTAAACTCTCTCCTATCTGATTCATCAGTGCTTCCATTTCTGAATAAATACTCATCGGAGCTGATTTTAATTCTTCTAAATTTTTAAATTTTTGCATATATTGCTCTCAATTAATTTTGTTTTTAAATCTGGAAATTGCTTCTGCTTGTATATTTTCTAAAATATCTAATATTCGCTTACTCAATCGTGAATCATCTTCATCTAACCCTTCAGTATTTTCAAAGAAACCTCCCCAAAACTCCATAGCACCTATGAAATTTATAATGAAAAAATCATCACTATCTGGATTAACTTGTTTGGCCTCCATACCTAAGTACACACTGTCAGCTGAAATACTTCGTAATTTATAATGTGTGATTATCTTTTCAAGCACACTTGGGGTAAAGTTTGAGCCTATTTCCATAAGTTCAACCTTTACTTGTTGAATAAAACCCTTTTCAGGGTTTTCTTGCAAACTTTGTAAATAAAGATGCATATCTGGATCCATATTTTCAAACATTTCTCTCATACGGTCTTCAAAATTTTTCATTGTGCTTCCTCAAGAATATCTAGTGCTTCCAATAAACAAGTTCTCAAATCGTGTCTTGAAAGACCTTTGATTGCCTCATTGTTCATAAATAAGAAACTACCATCTTCCATAAATTCCAAAATAAACAGATTTGGTTTATCTGGATTAACGTCCCATTCACTTCTTTTAACACCTATGTTCAATTTACCTGTTATCATGAGAAACAATACTCCGAGTCTAATATTAAAGAAATATCTAAATCACCTATTTGTACATTACTTATATCACCATCAATGTCCGCCATTATTTGAGTTAAAGGGTCTGATTCATAAAGCTCCACAAAAGTCTCTCTGAGTAGTTTATATAATTTGGGCATGTCAGCAAGGAGACACCCGAAAGAATCATGTATTGTTGTTATTGGAAAGTCTGCACGATATGTTGTCAAAGTCAAATGAGCTGCATCAAGACTATGTATGGCATTAGGGCTTGCTCCTTGCGCTTGTTTACCTTTTGATGGAACTACATCTTCAATGAAACATATTGCAAGCTGTAAGGTATTTTCAAAATATCCTGTACTTTTTCTTGGACCGATCGGTGGCCCATATTGTACATATATTTTCTTAACTTTTCCTTCAGTGTAGTTTTGAACCACAGGAAAGTTTGTTATAGGTACATTCCAACTGAGAAATCTATCTTCTTGTTCCGCCTTCTTACCTGCTTTCTCAAATATTGATAAAAGTTGCATTGGTCTTTCAAGAGATGTTTTACATGTTTCATAGATTTCTCTGCCCATGTAAGCACTCCATTTCCACTCAGAATATATCAACAATTCAATACCATGCTTCTTTGAATCATCGATAACTTGTTGCGATAACCCATAACTTGTTCCGCCATAAGGTAAAGTCATTACTCCCATATTTGTTAAAATATATTAGCTACAATACATTCCAATTATAAACTTGCAAATTCTCCGTAGTGCTCAATAGCCTTAGCACAATAAGCTTCATATGCATCTTCAGGATTTACGAAGAACCCTAAGAATTTGTTTTTACCTTCCAATTTTATTTGAGCAACCCATTTTTGTTTTTGTTTATGGAAACTGACACCCTTGTAGCCACTCTTATTGTTTGATTGTTTACCACGATTATATGCATTTTCTTGTGTTGTACATAATCTTAAATTTTCAATAAGGTTATTACTACGATTACCATCGATATGGTCGATGAATAATTCTTCAGGTATTTCTCCATTAAAAATAGTCCAAATAATTCTATGTGCCCAATGGTATTTTTTCTGAATATAAATACCAATATATCCATCACTTCTCAATGTGCCCGCTTTATCTCCTACTTTCATAAAAGCAACATCAATTTTATAATATAAAATACCATTTTTGTAAGTAAATAGATTGTTGTAATCCATGTTAATTCCTAGTTAAGTTAAAATTGCTGCATATTGCTATGCAGATCAGACTATATCATCATCAGATTTCTCCAATGTTACGCGCTTCCACTGTCAATAGCTTACAGTGTATACCTTGTTACAGGATTTACTAGTCGTTGCACCTTCAAACTCATAAAGAGTAAGCTTGGCTCAGGATTGTCCTTTTAGGATATCCCCTGAATTCACGTAATTTAAAAAGCGCCTTGTAATAAACGCTTCACCACTTTTCTCTTATGTTTAGCATCTTTAATCTTAGCCCACCAAACACAACAAGCTTGCTTTATTACATCTTGATTTTTATCTCTGAATGATCTGATATTTTCCAGCAATCTTTTTCTATTTTCACTTTTCATATCCTCTTTGTATATTGCTTTCTTGAACAATAACAACTCTTTGATAAAAGCTTCACAATCTCTTATTCTACTTTCAGTCATCAAGTCTTTTTGTTCATTAACTCTTTTCCAAACGTTATCAGCAATATATTTATAAAGATCTCCGGGTAATTCTTGAGGTGTAAGATTTACCAACGGTGCTGTTATTTCATCTTTGGTCAAAGCGGACAAGTGTTGACTACCGTTATTTGTACCGTCAATATAACATTCTAAATGACTCTCATACTCGTAATTATAAAAGTCCCCCACAGTAACATATTGCCACTCTCTGAGACTTTTCAACTCCAAACATGCCGAAAGAAACTGCCAAGGCTTATCCGCTGACATCCAACCTTGATTGACTTTAGGTGACTCTGCATATGAAAGTAATATTTCTTCATTATCCAGTGCCCATGTGTATCTATCGAGTAATGGTATTTTATCGGTTTTAGCTCCGTCTTCTCTGCCCGAATCTCCTGCCCAGTTTGAAGCAATAGAGATCATAAGCCATTGAAATCCAACTTCTCCAATAACCTTTTTGTCCAGACGTCTCAGAATACCCTTTGCAAGATCAGAACCCTGTTCATGTAAATAAGCTGTTGTCGGATATCTACGACCTCTGAAATCATAATAATATAAATGATATATATTCTTATCAATAAACTTTTTTGAGATTTCAATTATGGTTTTAGATTCTCTAAGCTTTGTTATACGTGCTTCAGGGTTCTGTTGTTCCCAAATATCAGAAAATGCTTCAGTCTTATTTCTTAATGCCCATTGAATTATATCCAACAATGGTTTGTTAATTTGCCAACCCATTCTTTGGGATTTATTGATTGCATCAAAAATCATTGGATGTGTTTCAAGAGTTACCGCATTAAGAACATCTTTATTACCAGTCTTGATTAATGAAGCTCCCGTTGAGTGTTTTGAAGATGTCCAGTCATCATATGGTATTTCGGATGGTAATTTTGAAGCTTTTGAAACAACAACCGTACTCCACAAAGCCACGATGGATTCATCATCAATTATTTTCAAAAGATATGCTGCATGCCCTTTGGTACCTTGTCCTAAAATAACTTCGAGCATATATAACCTTTCAAATGAATAAAGCATAAATGCGCCTGTCTTAGCTGCAACAGACGAATCTTTTTTGAGCTTTAATCTATTACGTAATCCATGCCCTATGGCAGAAACTATTTCAACCATATAAATAGATTTATTTTTACCTCTCTTTGCACGTGTATATAAGTATACTGTTGAAATTAAATTATCAACATAATCTTCCACAGGTATTGTTAGAAGATACTTAAGTGGACTTTGCGGTGCTATTTCATCTTTAATACGCTCTTTCAAAGAGTTTATTAATTTGTTTCTCATCGAACTACCTTCATTGCGACCACCAGTGCGATAGGGACTCCAAACATAAGAATACCATTATAGGCAAGACCAAATACAGTAACAAAACAAGCAGTCTTGTAAATAACCTTATTAATATTTTTGGAGCGTCTCATATATTTCCTTAGTTTAAATTTAAATTATTTAATATCTGACTAAGACTGACAAAAGACACAAAAGAAAAAAAAAAATAAGAAGATCCTCCCCGAAGGGAGGATTATTTGGTTTAATTTTTCTTTTCGTTATTTTTTATTAAATTGTTTGAAACCTTTATAATCCCTAAAAGTAAAACAACAATAATTAATTGTAGCCAAATTAGTACAACCATTTTATTCTTCCTTTTTCAAAAAATTTACTGCATACCTTAATATTTCCCAAAAGAAAATGATTAAAACTAAGCCTATAAATATAACCATTGTTTTTGTCCTATATCCTTAATGATAAAAAACCAAACTTTAATATTTCCCATATAACAATAGTTAATATAGTATCTATCACCATGATCATACTATCTCTCCACATCTTGAAAGTTAACTTTTGAAGTGGGTAATTCTAGTACTTCGTAGATCTTTCCATTCTCAATAACAAATGTACCTGATCTTGTTTTTTCTAACTTTACCAAGTGATTTGATGCCGCGCCCATGTAGAAGTTATGAGCACCTGCACCGCATAGAAACACTACGATTAAAACTGTAATTTTTGTAATTGTATTCATTTTTGTTTCCTCTAATATTATTAATAAATTAATCTTCGCTTACTGCCATTGCAAGAAATGGAGAGAAATAAAATTTCTGTTCTCCATTATCATCAAGCGGCCACAATGCTTCTATTCCATCTTTTGATATTCCAAAGGCAAAATTTGACTCTATATTGAATATTTTAAACTCTCTATTTAAATTATCAATATATCTATCTCCAACATTTATTTTCAAATGAAACGCTTTTGCCATAGCGATTTTTAAACTATTTGTTATGCTTGGTATGTACATTTTATTTCTCCACTGAGTTGATTGTAAACTTCATTAACAAAGTCATTATGTTCTTTATTAGCTTTAACGATATATCCAACAACGGCTTCTGATACGGCTTCCCTAATATCCTCATCATCAAGACCTTGAAGATATTTGTCTTCAAGACTTCTTAGGGTTGATGCTTTAATTGCGTTGAAATGGGCAACTAAGCAGTTAGGAGCCTTTTTTGTTTCTATACAATGAGTTATCATTTCCATTACAGGTACATTGACAGGAATCATATTTACGTTTCTATATATTTTCATTTTATTTTCTCTCTTGAGTTAATCATAAGGTTGATGAGGCAGCTGATCGAGATTACCGTTCAAGTAGGAATCAGCCCCTCATCCTCGGATGTTATTTGAATGCTGTCTCACATTCCGATATACAGACATCTAAGCAGTATCTCTCGACTCCCTCTTAGCAGGGTACAGTAAAAAAATAAGCCTTTTAAAGACATACTCAGGTCTTAAATAAATTAATTAAAAAGTTTAAAGAAGAACCATCTAATTTCTCTCTTTATTTTTTTATATAATGGAATTTCTTTCTCCATTGATAGAAGGTATTGCTCATACTCTCTACCTTCTTTCTCCATTCTTTCTGCTCCACTCCATCCATAAAGTTCATCATCTAAATCTTCCCATGTCTCTTTGTAAATAAGAGTAGGTATTCCGTTTATTATTGTAATCATTTCTTTTCTCCATTGAGTTAATTAAATTGAGATATCCTATATTGGTTATCATATAAGATACCTCATTTTCCGCGTTTTTTATTTTCGAAGTTTGTATTGCTTTTCAATTTTTCCATTCTCTATATTTCCAACAACACAAGAATTTACCCAAATATTTTTGGAAGGTAAACGACGAATATGACCACGTCTAAGATGCTGCCTTGGACTTGCATGGCTTGTCATAGAGTCTTTTATTCTTTTGTCTTGTTTCTCATTAACAACCAATGTTAGGAATTTAGTCTCCCATATTGGTTTTTTATGTGACTTTATTCTTTGTGCATTCTTTTTTGAAGCTTCTTGATGAATTGATTCTTTCACATTTGAGCATGAAAGAGCCTCAATTAGTTCAAGTAATACGATAACTTCAAAATAAAGATCGTCGTGTATCATTTTAACAGTCTTCTCACTTGAAAGTTTTTTCACCCCCTCAAGAAATTTAGGAAAAAGTTCTATAGAGCAAAACCCAAAGTAAGGGAAATCAACAATACGATCATTATTCTTATCATATAATAATACATCTTTACCAGCATCCCATT